ACTTTGGCAACTCTTGTAGGCACAGCAACCACAGTTGTCATGAAGCCAACGTCAAGTGCTGTCGGTGCAACCAACCCGTCATTCACATTGACCGGCACATACCTTGAAGCATTGCCAGTCATTGACGCAAGCCTCGGAGAATTGTCAAGCATCTCGCTTACATTCCGTGGTGGCACATATGCTGCCGCTGTCGCATAACAAAACACACAAGGGAATCCCGACATGAAACTAGAACTCAGAGCCGATCTAGGCGATGGCCCATTTACAGTAACCACCAACCTTTGGTGTGTCACGCAATGGGAACGCAAGTTTAAGACCAAAGCGTCAGAGATGGCTAACGGCATTGGCATAGAGGATCTAGCGTTCTTGTGCTGGGCTGCTTGCCAGACTCACGGCATTGTTGTACCAATCGTCTTTGATGACTTCATTAAGAAACTTGTCACCCTTGAGATTGTTAGTGAGGACACTGACCGCCCTTTCTCCGAGGCACCTACCGACATTCCCTAGCGGCGGTGCTAATAGCCACAGGGTTTTGGCCACGTGAGATAGAGTTCACAACAGATGATCTCTCCACAGTCATCAAGATGATTAACGAAAGCCGCAAGAAGTAATGCCCAACGTCATAGAAGTTGTAGGTCTGAAAGAAGCCCTGAAAGAACTCAACACGATGGACAAGAAACTGCGCCGAGAGATCACCAGGGACTTTAAGAAGATTGTCCAGCCTGTCCTAGGCAAAGCAGAATCTATGCTGCCCAATGGTGCACCTTTGTCTGGTATGTCTCGCTCATGGATCGGCAAGTCAGGCGCTGACATTATGAGTTGGAACGATGCCCGGGTGCGCAAGAATATTAAAGCGTTCACTAGTGGCAAGAAGGTGCGTGATGCACCGGGTGGCTTTAAGCAGAACCTAGGTGTCTTTGGCATCCGCTGGCTGGGGCCACAGGCAACCACCCTAGATATGTTGGCCAAGGGTGTTATGGCTGACAACCTCACTGACCGCTTTGGGCCACCCTCACGAATCATCTACAAGGCTTATGACTCGGCATCTGATGAGGTGCAGCAGCAGGTCAAAGACCTTGTGAATAAAGTAATGAAACTGACCAACAATGCCATGAGGATCTAATGAGTGTAATTCTTAACATCGTTTCCGCTTTTGATGAGAAGGGAATCAAGAAGGCCCAGAAGGCTTTTGCCCAACTTGAGACCACGACACAGAAGGCATCCTACGCATTAAAGACTTGGGGCGGCCCTGCTGCCACAGCGGCCATTGGTGCTGTAACCACTGAACTAGTACGTGCTGTCAAGGCAGCGGCTGAGGATCAAAAGAGCCAAGAGCAGTTGAAGATTGCTTTGGAAAATACTGTTGGCGCTAATCAACAGCAGGTGGCTGCCGTTGAAGATTCCGTGACGGCGCTTATGTACCAAACGGCCACAGCCGATGATGCTCTTAGACCGGCCTTATCCAAGTTGGTCAGAGCCACAGGTGATGTCACACAGGCACAGTCCCTATTGAAATTGGCATTAGATATCAGCGCCGGGTCTGGCCGTGACCTCACGAGCGTCAGCACAGCATTGTCACGTGCGGCTCTTGGCAACTTCACTGCACTTACTCGCCTAGGTATTCCTCTTGATCAGAACGCTGTCAAAGCCAAAGACTTAGATGGAGTGTTAGGCAGCCTGGCATCTTCTTTTGCTGGTGCTGCTACAAAGAACGCCCAAACTTTTGAGGGTCAAGTCACAACGCTGAAGATTGCTTTGGGCGAACTTGAGGAAACTGTTGGCAATAAGGTGCTGCCAACCTTGGGCAATTACGCCACAGTCTTAGTGGATCTCACAACCAAAAGCCAAGGCGCAGAGTCCTCAACCAAAACATGGCTAGGCCGTCTTGGTGCTGGCATCGCCATTGTGGCTAAGAACACCCCAGCCCTTGGGCCACTGCTCAGAACTATTGGCCTTGTCAATGACAAAGTAAAAGAGCAAGCCGACTATCTCAAGAGGCTTAACTCACCAACTAGCAACGTCACTAAGAACCTTAAAGGACTGACCGTTGCCACAGTAGATGAGACAAAGGCAACAGATAAATCAAACTCTGCCAAAGATAAGGCTGCTGCTGCTGCCAAGAAACACGCTGCCGCTTTAGCCAAAGCCAAGGCCGCCGCTGCTGAGTTCAAGCGCCAAACAGAAGAAGCAGCCCAAGCGTTGCAGGACAAACTGAACGCCCAACTAGATGATGCCACAGCCAAACTTCAAGATGCCCAGGGTGCTTTTGATTCCTTTGGCAAGGGCGTAGGGCAAGCCATCACTGCTGGCTTTGACTTTGGTAATGCTCAATCAGAAGCCGCCGGCAACGCTGATGAATTGAAGAAAGCACTAGCCACCCAAGCAGAGGCACAACTCAAAGTGAATGCTGCCTACGCCAAGTGGAGTGGGTTTCAAGACAAAGACAACCTAGATGCGCTCACTGAATCCCAGCGTGAATTGGCTGCGGCAACTGATGACGTGGCGATTGCACAAGCCAAGCCGATGACTTTCTTTGACAATCTTGCTAAGCAAGCAGAGAAGGCTAAAAAGTTTGGCGAATTAGTCAGCAGGCTTATTGCTGGTGGCTTATCAGAGACAGCCCTGTCACAGGTCTTGCAGGCTGGTGTTGATGGTGGTACTGCTATTGCTGAGGAGATCCTTGGATCTGCTGATGGCGTTCTTAAAGCCAATGACTTAACGGCAAGCATGACACAACTGGCAACCGATATGGCTGCAAAGTCAGCAGCAAAGTATTACCAAGCCGGAGTAGATACCGCTAAGGCATACCTGAAAGGCATCCAAGACACCATGGGTATTGTTACACCAGGTGGCATTCCTGACATATCGGGTGCTGACTTGTCGGGCATTCTTTCAGGCATCAACTTTGGCATGGGCACCTTAATGGCTGATGGTGGTGTGGTCACTCGTGCCACATCTATCATTGCTGGCGAGGCTGGCCCTGAAGCCATCATCCCTCTTGACCGTATAGGCAGTATGGGAATGGGTGGCGGCATTAACGTCACAGTGCAGGCATCACTTGTGAGTACCCCAGACCAAATTGGCCAGGACATTATCCAGGCCATTCTTAAAAGTCAGAGAAGGTCAGGTGCCGTTTTTGCACCAGCCACGAGTCTTGGTTACTGATGCCAGCACCAACTATTCAAGTCCTTGTAGGTTTTGAGACAACCACAGGATTCGGGCAACCGTTCCAACTCAATGATGCTGTCTATGGAAAGTTAAACACCGGCACACTAGGCGGCTTACGCTATGCCGATCTTACCAGCCTTGTGGAGTCCATAAACATTACCCGTGGGCGTTCACGCCAGTTAGACCAATTCAACGCCGGCACAGCCACAGTTTCATTCAACAACTCAACCCGTGTCCTAGACCCACTAAACACAGCCAGCATCTATTACCCATATGTCTTGCCACGCAGCCCTATTCAGATATTGGCCAACGGAATACCGATCTACACAGGGTTAATCACAGACTGGAATCTAGAGTACGACATAGCCAGCAACGGTGACAGAATGTATGCAACCTGCTCTGATGTTTTTACCGTGTTAGCCAACACAACACTGATTGCCCACACAGTTACCTCAGAACTTACAAGTGCTCGCATCAACACAGTCCTGGACTACACGGAAGTGGCATACCAAGGCGCTCGCAGCATTGGCACAGGATCATCTACGTTGGGTGCCTCTGCAACCTCTAGTGGCTTCAACATTGCAGACGGCACCAACCTGCTGACCTACCTACAATTAGTGAACACCTCAGAACAGGGTTATCTATTTATCTCTGCTGATGGCACCCTAACCTTTAAGGGTAGGTCTAGTGTTCTCAACCCTATTGCTGGTGCCACCTTCAGTTACACCGGGTCAATTTCCTACCAGACTTTGCTCAATTCCTACGGGGATGAATTGCTCTATAACTACATAGTGACCCAAAGTCCTGCCGGTACTCAGCAAATTACTAGTGACAGCACAAGTATCACTCAATACCAATCCCAAAGCCTTAACCTCACAAACTTGCTGAACAGCACCACAACAGAGGTAGCAGGATTGGGCAATTATCTACTAGGCAAGTACAAGAATCCTGTCCTCAGGTTTACCAATGTCAGCACTCAGATGGCTGCACTTTCAGGCGTTAATCAAAACATTGCCCTGAATCTTGACCTCACCAGTGTGGCCACAGTGGTTAAAAACTTTACGACCGGCACCCCATCCACCGAGTCTCAGACTTTGATTGTGTCCGGCGTTAGTCATAACATCACCCCAGGTAGTCACTTAATTTCTTATACTTTTGAGAGCACAGACAGCAACCAATATTTGACCCTCAATGACTCAATCTTCGGAACCCTAAATAACAACCTTCTAAGTTTCTAAAGGAGACACAA